AATAATATGTTAAGATCAGGTGTAGATGCAGACGGTAATCCTTTAACTGAAGAAACAAATAAATTATTATTTTTAGCACAACAAGCTGCACAGCAAACAGATGCAAACTTAGGTGGCACACAAACTACAGGTGTTGGTATAGATCAACAACCATTTTATCAAACAGAAACTGGTGAAATAGATATAGATAAACTACTGCCACCAAGTGTTTCTGATGATGATGATGACGATGAAGAAGAAGATGATGGTTCAACAGAGACTACAAGTGCAAGTATAACACCACCAGGTGAACTTGTATAAACAAAACTAAATCCATATAACTATAAGGCTACCCAGCTACGGCTGGCCCCAACATAAGGAGTAATAACATGCCAGAACTAACAGAAGTGGAAACACCAAAGAATGCAGGATTTGTACAAAACAAGTCAAACCTCACAGCTAATAGAAAAAGAATAGAGCAGGATGAGGCAGAGCTTAAAGCCCTTATGGAGGCAAGAACAGAAAGTCCTACCGAAGAAAAAGAAGAAAGTACCGAAACGAAAGAGGCCAATACAGAAGCTAAAGAAGAAACGCTATCTGCTGAAGAGAGAACGTATAAGAAACGATACAGTGATTTACGCAAGCACTTAAATAAACAGTCTGAAGAAATAAAAGAACTAAAAGCTCAGATGGCAGAAGCTGCAAAAGGTCAGCTACTACCACCTAAGTCAGACGAAGAGATAGATGCGTGGACTAAAAAGTATCCAGAGATAGCAAGCATTGTAGAAACAAAAGCTGCTAAGATAGCTGAAGAAAAGTTTGCAAAGGCAGACAAGAGGCTACAAGAGATAGATAAGCTTAATGCTGAAACCCAACGCACAAAAGCAGAGAACGCTATAAGAAACATACACCCTGACTTTGACGAGTTACGTGAAAGTGATGACTTTCATAACTGGGCAGGGGAGCAACCCAAGTGGGTACAAGACGCTCTGTACGAGAATCTAGATGATCCAAGATCAGTTGTACGTGTTATTGACCTGTTTAAGGTTGACAACGGCATGGACATCAAGTCTAAAAAGAAAACAACTAAAGAAGCAGCATCACAAGTCAAGACAAAAAGAACAACTAAGATTGACGGTGAAGGTGTATCAGGACAGATTCTAGAGTCACAAGTACAGAAAATGTCTGCTAAAGAATATGAAGCACGATCAGACGATATTATGGAAGCTATACGATCAGGTAAGTTTGTATATGATATTTCTGGTGGTGCACGATAAAAAACTATTGACATAGTAGATTAAGTATATATAACTATGTTTATGAAGTAAAAGCATAAAGCCCTATTATTAGCTACCTTTGTGCTTTTCTTAACTAAGCCCAACTACTAAGTAAGACCTACCTAGTTAAGTATAGGCCCGATGCCGTACACAAAGGCCAAAGTGTACGGTACTTGCACCCTAGAACTACTAGCCTCTTTCAAAGTGTTAGCTTACTAACTTAAGCCAAACATCTAATGGAGGATTTTATCATGGCTTTTTCATCAGCGTCAGGTTACGGCAATTTACCTAATGGTAATTTTAGCCCAGTAATCTACTCCAAACAGGTACAGCTTGCTTTCCGCAAGAGTACTGTTGTAGGAGAAATAACTAACTCTGATTATTTCGGAGAGATAAGCGCACAAGGGGATACGGTTCAGATTATCAAAGAGCCAGAAATCTCAGTGCAAGCTTACACTCGTGGCACAACTGTCACGGCACAAGACTTAGACGATGAAGACTTTCAGTTGACCATTGACAAAGCTAACTATTTTGCTTTCAAAATGGATGACATCGAAGAGGCGCATAGTCACGTAAACTTTATGCAACTTGCAACAGATCGTGCAGCGTATCGTCTAAAAGATCAGTATGATCAAGACGTACTTGGATACCTTTGTGGTTTCAAACAGTCAGCACTACATGGATCACCAGATACAGCTAACACAACCGTAAACGGTTCTAAGTCTGTTATCACTGCTGGTTCAGACGAACTTCTTTCTTCAATGAAGTTAAAGAAGGGTGACTTCGGTAACATCACAACTTCAAGTGCAGGGGATCACTCTATCCCACTAACTGCACGTATGCCAGGTGCAACTTCACTACCAACAGCAACAGCTTCACCAGCAATGGTTGTAGCACGTATGGCTCGTTTGCTAGATCAACAACAAGTTGATACAGATGGCAGATGGCTTGTTGTTGACCCTGTGTTCATGGAACTATTGCGCGATGAAGATTCACGCTTAATGAACGCTGACTTCGGTGAATCTGGTGGTCTTCGCAACGGTCTTGTTGTAAACAACTTTCACGGCTTCCGTATGTACGTGTCCTCAAACCTACCTGCAGTAGGAACAGGGCCAGGCACATCTGGATCAGCAAACCAAAATGCTAACTTTGGTGTGATTGTTGGTGGACATGACTCAGCAGTAGCAACTGCAGAGCAGATCAACAAAACAGAATCATATCGTGACCCTGACAGCTTTGCTGACATTGTTCGTGGTATGCACCTATATGGTAGAAAAATCCTTCGTCCAGAAGGTATCGTAACAGCTAAGTATAACGCAGCGTAAGAAGGGAGATTGAACAATGGCTACTATTTCAATGAGCACGAACTCAGCCTCTACTTCCAACAATGGCGGTACTGGCAATAAGCAGCTTCGTGGCAGCTTAGTTACTCTGCAGAACGACATCGATCTTGCAGATGCTATATTACAAAACAGTGGTACTGCACTAGCAGCCAATGATATCATTGAGGCTATTGCTGTTCCTGCAAACACTTTGATCCTACATGCAGGTTTCAAAGTTCAAACTGCAATGGAAGGTACTACTACAGATTCTGCGATCCACGTTGGTATTACAGGAACAGACGTAGACATCTTTGCTGCGTCATTTGACCTAGACGGTGCATCAGCAGGGGATCACACTCCTGCGATTACATCTTCAGGTGTATGTTCTAACTTACCAGTGTTCACTGCATCAGCAGACACTATTGACGTAGAGATTCATGCGTCAAGTGGAACTATCACTGGCGGTATTATTCGTGTGTACGCTGTATGCGTAATCATGGATGATGTCTCAGGATCAAGTTCTGCTAATGAAGTAGACCGTGATCTACTAGCATAATACTTTGGGGGCTGGGCAACTGGCCCCCTTATCACATATTAGGAATCACTTATGGCAGAGACATTTCTTACACTGACAAACAAAACACTGGTTAGGATGAATGAGGTAGAACTTACAGCTTCTAACTTTGCAAGTCCAAGAGGCGTACAAACACAGTGTCAGAATGCTGTCAATGAATCTATAAGATATATTAATCAGAGAGAGTTTGCGTATCCTTTTAACCACGCAACAAACTCTTCTACACTTACACCGGGTGTTGCTAAGTACACTGTACCAACGAGCACAAAGTACATAGATTACAACACAGCAAGAATAAAAAAAGATGAAGATCTAAGTTCAGCAGGTAACAGCCTGACTAAACTAAACTACAATGAATACATATCAAGAGATTACGCTGTGCAAGAAGATAACGTTGCATCTACAACTATCAATGCATCATCTGGATTATCTGCAGCGGTGACAACAATAACTGTCGCAGACACTTCTGACTTTGATGCCACAGGCACTTTGTTTATAGGTGGCGAACAAATAACTTACACAGGTATAACAGGTAACGATTTTACAGGGTGCACTAGAGGTGCAAACGATACAACAGCAGCAGCGATTGCGAACGGCACAACAGTTACACAGTTTTCAGATAAAGGTGGTATTCCTAGATTTATAGTGCGTACACCAGATAACAATTATATACTATATCCTTTTCCTGATAAACAATACACACTAATCTTTGATTACTTTACATTTCCTGCTGACTTATCAGCAGCCACAGATACAACTACAATACCTGATAGGTTTGCAACTGTTGTTATTGATGGTGCAGTAGCTTACGTATATCAGTATCGTGGAGAGATACAACAATATCAAGTAAACTTTGAACGATTCCAACAAGGCATAAAAAATATGCAAACACTTGTAATAAACAAATACGACTACATAAGATCTACATTAATGGGTGGTGCTACAACAACGTATAATCCTGTACTAAGAGTATCTTAAAATGCCAGATACATCAACATTACAACCAGCAGCTTTTAACTGTGAGGGTGGGCTAGTTTTAAACAGGTCCACCTTTCTTATGCAACCTGGTGAAGCTTTAGTTCTAGAAAACT